TCAAGCAGAAGACGGCATACGAGATTCCTCTACGTCTCGTGGGCTCGGAGATGTGTATAAGAGACAGTTTCAGATGTCCACTTACAGCAAGACCCGCAACGGACACAAACATCACTGGTTATAAGTCTTTCGTCTAGTTTCTCCATACTATAACTTTCCCTTCTGGCAGAGAAGAGTATAATGATCGATCGATTTGATGTCAACGCTTAACATAAAAATTTTCCTTGGTTTATCAGTTAATGCTATATAATATAGTAAAACGTGTTTAAAGACAACGTTGACTAAAAATATAAAATGAAGGATAATGCTAAAATGATTCGAGCAATTATGATTTGCGATTACAACAATCCTGTGTCCGTTGCATATTCTAAAATTGCAATGGCCACCTGGAAGGACGTTAAGAACGTTGAAGTTGAAAGATGGCAATGTTATACACCAGCGACTATTGATACCGCTCCGTTTAAAATAAACTGGGGCAGGTATAGTAGTGCGGGAAAGTATATTAGAAACAAACATGAGATAACGCCAACGGAGAAGGCATGTCTTACATCTATGTTTCATTGGTGGAAGCATACTGCCGATACAGGCGAGAGAGTTATCATATTAGAACACGATGCTTATGTACGTGATCCAAAAGAACTGAGCAACCTGGTAAAAATTATGCCAGAGTTTGATCTCTGGAATCCAGGAATTGCAATGGAGTGTGCTTCGCTATCTCCTTACTTTGCAAAATACTGTATGAAGAAGTGGTTAAAAATAGAAGAACAAGTTGACGCTGGTCCTATGGCAGAACTGTGGACTGCTATGGAAGAATGGGTAAAAGTCGTTGCCATGTACGGAAATAAGTTGGAGAATCAGATCTGTGCTGATTTAGGAGTGCCTGCAAGAAACAAGATTATGTGGCCTACTATCTATAGTAACAACACGATAGGCATTGGCAATATAATAATGGATGTGTTAAAAGGTAAAGTGGATATGCGTACTGCGCCTGTAACACAGGTATATTGTCCAGGCAAGAACACGCTCGTTCACCATTCAAAGCTAGGGGGCATTGGATATGGCGGCGACACATACAGACAGATGGAGATAATTGATGACCTCAAAGCAGAAGCAAAAAAAGTTGGATAATCTTGCAAAAGCAAGAGAAGCAAAAGCTAAAAAGAATCCACCAGCGTATAGTCAGTTTGCAAAAGAAGTAGTTGCATTGCCTGACGACCATGAGTTTAGTTTAAAGAATGTTCGTGAATGGATCAAAGAAGCTAAGACTCATAAAGCAGCTGAACATAGAAACCACCTTGCTGGTAACTCTGGTGCGCTTGCAAGAAAAGAAATGTGGGCAGGTTACATTAATCAATTAGAATCATATTTAAGGTCTGGGGCATACGTCAGTGCATTTGCTGGCGGAGATATGAGTAAAAAGGTTAAGCTGTATTGTGTGTCTATGGCATATTATCCAGACGGCCGACCTAAAAGAGAGGTTGGCGTTTTTTACAAAGACTATATGCAAGTGTGGACTCCAGAGCTTGAGAATCAAGAAAGACAATCATATGGTCTGGAGCCATTAGAGTTTAATGAGAAGGGGTATGTTGTCGTCGATCGTCCAGCTGTATCTAATAAAGGGACTCCTAAAAAGCGTAAGAAGCGAGAAATGACTCCAGAACAAAAACAAGCACTAGTGGAAAGATTAAGAAAAGCTAGAGAAGCAAAAGCTGCCAAGAAAAAGTCATAAATACCAATATGGCAATAATTATTCCATTCCCTAAAAGTAATACTCATCCTGAGTTTGTTAAAAACGAACAAGAAAGAATCGAGAACATCAAAAAATATCAAATGGAGCTAGCTCTTAATACTAGCATTCAAATGACTTATATGATTCTTGAAGAAGTTCTTGCACGTGGTATTGAACTCAACGAAAATGATGGATCATTGGACCAACACTTGCTCATGGTATCTGAGTCTGTAAAGTCTCTAATGTTAAAGGCATGTGATATTAGACACCCGCTACAAAAAATTACTGAACAGATAGTCAATAAAGAAGAAGGACAAATGTTTGGTCAAAGGTGGCGTGAAGAAGTTTTTGGAAATGATTCTGATTGACGTTGACTGAAGACGTCAAATAAAGTATAATGTAGTTTTGATTTAGGATATTATTATGATATTAGTTGACCTTAACCAGGTTATGATTAGTAATCTGATGGCACAAATACACGGCCGAGGTGACGTAGAAGTAGAAGAAAACTTACTTCGACATATGGTGCTTAATGCGCTACGAGCTTCCCGTGTAAAGTTTAAAGAAGAGTATGGCGAGTTAGTTATCTGTTGTGATGATACTAATAACTGGCGAAAGAAAATCTTCCCATACTACAAAGCTCACCGTAAAAAGAATAGAGATGAGTCTGATTATGATTGGCCTCATATATTCAATTGCCTTAATAACATAAGGGATGAGCTCAAAGAATTTTTCCCGTACAAAGTATTACAAGTAGACACTGCTGAAGCTGATGATATCATTGGCGTGCTTTGTCATGAGTTTGGAGTTCAGTTAGGTTCTGGAGCAGAAAAGATTCTGATCTTGTCTGGCGACAAAGACTTTATTCAACTTCAACAATTTGTTAATGTCGATCAATATGATCCAATCAGAAAGAGAAAGGTCACTCATAAGGATCCCTCTCTTTATATGATTGAACATATTGTTAAGGGAGATAGAGGCGATGGAATTCCTAATGCCTTATCTGACGACGACGTTTTTGTAACAGGCAAAAGACAAAAGCCTGTTAGACAAACGACCCTAAATAAGATTGTCGATGTAGTTTCATCGGTCTCTACGTTTGGTACGATAGACGGTTCGTATGAGTGGAGAGAAGGGTTTCATAGAAATTGGAAACTGATCGACTTAAAGCACACGCCCGATCATATTAAAAATGAAGTGCATGTGCAATGGAATAAACCTGACAAAGATAGAAAACATTTGTTTAACTACTTTGTTCAAAAAAAGCTAAATAATTTAGTAGAAAATATAAGTGAGTTTTAATATGTTAAAAGGATTAGGCGAAATAGTTAATGAAGTCAAAGAAGCCAAGTCTGTTGGCGAAAAGATTCGAATCTTGCAAAGAGAAGACAACAAAGAGCTGAGAGGCCTCTTTGAGTTGACCTACGACAACAGATTGACTTGGGCACTTCCTGAAGGTAACCCTCCATACAAACCATTGGACAAGTCTATGGACGCGCAGGGTAATCTATATCAAGATATGAGACGTATGTACATTTTCTTGAAGCATGCAAAATCAGCAAACGTTGCTCAAACAAAAAGAGAGCATTTGTTTATTAGTATGCTAGAAGAAGTTGATCCAGATGATGCTGCCTTACTACTTGAAGCAAAGAGTAGAAAGATTAAAGGCGTGTCTAAGAAGATCATCAAACAAGCATACCCAGAATTTTTAGACGACCCAGCGAATCAAAATTAATGCCATTATATACGTTCAAGGACACCGAGACGGGTGAGACTTTTGATATGATGATGAAGATGGCCGAGAAAGATGTTTTCTTGGAAAACAATCCTCAGCTTCAATCTGTAATAGGTGCTCCTATGATTGTATCTGGTGTTATGGGTCAGAGAAAAGTCGACGAAGGGTTTAGCGAAGTACTGCAAAAGATTGGTGAACAAAATCCTAATACTCCTTTTGGAAGGGAAGTAGGAGCTAAAGCTACCACAGCTAAGCAAGGAAAGGTTAATCAAGTTGTAGAGAAGTGGCAAAAGAAATTTCAGAAAGATATGAACAGTGGAACATAGACTAACTAAAAAGCAACGTAGAATGTTACGCCAACAAGACGTCTTAGAAAAAGACAATTCTATAAACACCTCCAACTTTAAAGTTGACTTCAAACCAAAAACAGATACTCAGGCAGCAGCTTGCCGGGCATGGGACGATGGTCATCATCTGCTAATGCATGGTTATGCTGGTACTGGTAAAACGTATGTTGGAATGGCACTAGCTTTAGAAGAGGTGCTCAAAAACCACAGCAAAAAATTAGTAATAGTAAGAAGTGCAGTGCCTACAAGGGACATTGGTTTCTTGCCTGGCACAGCCAAACAGAAAATGGAAGTTTATGAACAGCCTTACAAACAAATTGCATCTTCATTATTTCATAGGGGAGACGCTTATGAGATCCTTAGTAACAAATTTATGCTTGAGTTTGTCCCGACATCATTTGTTCGCGGAACCACTCTTGATAATTGTATTGTACTTGTCGACGAGATAAACAATATGACCTTTCATGAGATTGACAGTGTCATTACAAGATTAGGAGATAATACTAGATGTATCTTGTGTGGTGATTATAGACAAAGCGATCTAGCTAACACAAGAGAACTTTCTGGTATCTCTCAATTTATGAGCGTCATCAATAACATGACGAGTTTTGTTAAGATGGAATTTAAAACAGGTGACATTGTAAGAAGTCCTTTAGTTAAAGAGTACATTATTACAAAAGCTACCATGGGAATCGTATAGATGTTTGATTTACAGCTCTCAGACCTTCAGAAACTGCCTAGACGGAACGTTAACGGCAAAAGAGTATATGAGACACCAGACGGCTCTCACTACCCTTCTATCACGACTATAACGTCTCAGATGAACGCTAAAGCAATAAGCGAGTGGAGAGCTAGAGTTGGTAGTACTGCAGCAAATAAAATAACAGCACAGGCATCAGCCAGAGGAACTAGCGTACATAAATTATGTGAAGATTATGTTCTTGGAGAGTTAACTGAAGAAAAGGTAATGCCTTCTAACAAAGAAATGTTCCTCACTATAAAGAAACATTTGGACAAACACGTAACAGTTGTTAGATCAGTAGAAGGATTTCTTTATAGTGATTTTCTAAGAGCAGCTGGCCAAGTAGACTTAGTCGCTGAATACGATGGCGTGCTTTCTATTATAGATTTCAAAACAGCTAAGAAGAAAAAGAAAGAAGAGTGGATCCAGAATTATTTTGTTCAGGAGTCAGCTTATAGTTTTATGTTTGAGGAGAGAACCGGGCTTCAGGTTCCTCAGTTAGTTACAATCATTGGGGTCGATGGAGAGGTAGAGCCCCAAGTGTTCATTAAGAACACTAAGGAGCGTAACCAATACTTACTTCAGTTTCTTACTCTACGCGAGAGTTTTGGAGAAGCTGACTAAGATTTTTATTTTCAGATTTTAGAGCTAAAATCTCTTTTCTTAATTCTACATTTTTAATTAGAGCACCATACTTAGCTTTCTCTAATTCTGCTATCTGAAGTTTTAAATGATTTTCTATAGAGATAGATTTAGCTATCTGTTCCCTCTGAGACATTAGTTGTTTCCTTACTGTTGATGATATTGTTTAACAAAACAGCCCACTGCTTTGCTCTCACTTCCCAATTGTAAAAACCATTGGTATATGCTTTCTGCATATTGAGTCTTTCATCCATTACTGGATCAGTGACTAGTTGTAAAGCGTCTCCTAGAGTTAGAGCACATCTAGTGGCATGCTCGTTCATATCTTCAGTGTAGTCGTACTGGAGGGTCCAATTAGCTGTCGTTTCTGGTAATGCAGCTAAACTACTATGAACACAAATACAACCTGCGCTCATAGCTTCTAACATAGCAATACAGCTTGTCTCTGGCCATACGCTAGGTAGACAGAAGATGTGTGCCTTCTGTAACGCTTTATGAATTTCTTTATTTTCAACATGACCGTGATATGTCATATTAGGATGTTTCTTTATTTTTTTGAATAGATCTTTAAAAGGCTTGTCTCGTTCTTTCCATCCATAGATTCCAAACGAACTATAAACATCTAAGTGCCAGTTGATGTGCGAGAAGTGTTGTTCCACCCATTCCATAATAGGATACAAAAGCTCTAATCCTCTATGAGGGGTAGTATGATAAATCAAGTTAACACATTCTTTAGGATCTGGTTTAGTGTGCTCAGCAATAGGTTCAATTGCATTTTGAAGCACGACAATCTTACTTGGAGGAACTCCTAGAAAGTCTACTATTTGTTGTTTCTGCCAATGCGACACACAAACAATCTTTTCAAACTTTTCCCATCCGCCATCTTTTAGATGGCTCATTTCTGGATCCTGTGCTAGATCGTGAACCCAATAGATCGGAATCTTGCCTTTAACGGTTCCTCTAAATCTACTAGGAATAATCTGAAACTTGTCCAGTACCGCAGGATCAATTTTTTTATTAAGGGCGTACTTCATAAGTTCAGTGCCGCCCATTGCATTTCTGTCTAACTCATTAGACTCGACTTGAGGATTTGACTCCTCAGGATCGCCTATCACATTTAATTTCATAATGATTCATTCAATTCCAAAAAAGTTTTTAGTTGGTCATATCCGCCGATCAATTGATCGTCTCTATAAATCTGCGGCATAGTTCTTGCTGCAGGGTTCTTCTCTCTGAGCTCACTGAACCAATCAATGTTCTCAGAAATGTTTTTCACCTCTACATTATCTTCGTCTTTTAAAGCAAACTTTGCTTTGTCACAATAAGGACAATGGTCCTTTGAATAAATTAACCAATTAGCCATACTATTTTAAGTTAGTCTTCCCGCCACCAGACTTAGGTCTTCCGCCACCTGCTTTTTTCTTAGGTGCAGGCTTAGGTTTAGGTGCTGGTACATCCTCTTTTTTATTGTCTTGCCAAATGTGATATCCAATGAAACCAACAAATGCTACAATGATTAAAATTCCTAAAGTGCTTTCCATATTTTTCTCCTTGTATTATATACGTTATTTATTATAACGATTTTTGCGATTAGTATAACACCATCCATATTATAATTCAACAGCAAATATCTTATTTGCGTCTACTTGTACCTTTTCTAAATCAAAATTAATACTTACACCACAACCACATGCTGCCTGTTCTTTAGGATTTACAAACTTAAATAGTTTATTTAAACCCTCGGTAATAAAATCTAACGTCATCCCAGATAAGTATGGAACGCTCATTTTGTTGATGAGAATGTTAAATTTTCCATAATCAAGGACAATATCATCAGCATTGCCATCATCATTGCTAGAATCAAAGACGTACTCAAAACCAGCACACCCACCACCGGTGATTCCCAGTCGTATATTTTTCCATCCGTCTCTTTTCTGATTCTCAAGTAGCTGTTGAATAGCCTCATCTGTTAACTCTATCATTGGTTATGTTTTCTGTGAGCTGTTTTCTCTTCCCAGTGTTTTAATGCTTTTTTAATAGAGTCTTCTGCAAGAACAGAACAGTGTAGTTTGATAGGAGGTAGATCTAATGCTTCAGCAATGTCCTTGTCCTTAATCTCCAGTGCTTCGGTCATTGTAAGACCTTTCAACATCTCAACGAACATAGTAGATGAAGCAATAGCGCTTCCACATCCATATGTCTTGAACTTGACGTCTTCTATAACATCAGTGTCTGGGTTAACTTTAAGATCCAGCTTCATAACATCACCGCAAGCAGGAGCTCCTGCCATTCCGGTTGCTACGTTTGGATCTTTAGGATCAAATCTACCTACACCATGAGCTGCAGGGTTGTTTAAAACCTCTTCGAATCTTTTTACTACCTTTTCGCTATATGCCATTAGATTATCCCTAAATTTTTCAATATAGGTGCATACTCTATACCAGCTCCAAAAAGGTTTAGGATAAAGATAGCACCATTGATGATTACTATTTTAATTCCTAGTAGAATGAATATTACATATGGTATTGTTTTTAATAGACCATTCTTTTTGTAGAACTTTATTATCGGCCAGTCCCATTTGCCGTTCTTAATAAACATTAAATAACTACTTCTGTTTCGTCCCACTCAACATCAGAGTACTGAGGATGGAATGTATCCATTCTGCTCTCACCTTCTTTTCCAAACTGTTCAACAAATTGCTTATACTTGACTGGAACGCCAATGTTATACTTTTGTCTCACTTCTTGGATGTCCATTTCTAATAGCTCCATAGGACCTAAATGAAATAAACTCTTATCTACTTTCTTAGAAAGCTCTATACATTCTTTTCTAACTTCCCAAGGTAATTTTGACTTTGTCTTTCTTGCAACTTTCCATGTACCAAAGAACGATACTACTTTTGGTGGCTTAAATGCAGAAAGATGACTTGTGACTTCTTGGATCATTGCTTCGCCCATTGTTGCAGTATCGTATCTAAACAATACGTGCCAGAAGTCGTGTACTAATAGAAGATGCCTTGAAAGATTAACTCTTACTTCTTGGTCAAATCTTTCTGGATTAGCTTCTTCGTGTTTGAATCTTTGATTATATAAATCTTCAATACCCCAATTCTTTATGAGGTTAAAGTAATGGGCACCTACCGTGTTAGGTGCCAGTTTATTCAAATAGTCAAAATTCATCAAAGTTGGTACAGTAACTTCATCAACATACTCTTCAGCAAATTGACCTCTAGCCCAAAGAATATCTCTACCCTTTTTGGTCTTTCTGTTAGCTGCTGCCATCATTGGCCCGAATGGAATATTCATCTCACGGTACATATTAACAATATGATCAAGACGATGCTGTCCGTTCATGTCCGGGTTGTCATAATTACCAAATCCCTTTGTGTCAGTTGACATTAGGTACTTGGTGGTTTTAAATATCTTTGATAAATTCCACATAACTGATTATAAGTCCTTCCAGCCTTCTGATTTAACGAAAGTGAAAATACCGTAAGCTAATGCTAGCCATGCTAACCAGTCTACAATACCTCCAAGAATTATCCAGCATAAAGATAGAGCTATAATAATGCCTCCATCCCATGAAGTACGCTCAGCCCATCGAGCTAAGATCCAATCTTTTGCGATATTAATAATATCCATAAAGTCTCCTTTTATTATTCCCAAGGAAAGACTATCCAGTCGTTTTCCTTTTCTTTATTTATTACCTCTCCAGAATACAGTGATGTAAATTTTGAGCTATCTTTAGTGAATAATGATGCAAATCTAGGATGTGGAATCAGTTTTCTATAACATTGATCTAACACTGCTTCAAAAGTAGACCCACTATCGTTGATGTCGTCTACGATAATAATATTAGAGAAATCTGAAAGCTCCTTCCAGTTAAATTTAGATGTGGACGCCATGCCATCTCGTAATGAGATGTTAAGACAGTACAATGGGACGTTAAACATATGTGATAGCATAACTGCTGGAACTAACCCTCCACGGGTTAGTCCAACAATTGCATCTGGTTCGTCATGTCCTACCTGGGCAGCTATATGCTGTACAAGTTCAGTACACTCGTCCCAAGTGACTACTCTTCTTACAGGTTCTCTTTGATCCATTTTAGTACCGCTTCAGGCTTTGATGCTTCATAAGGATCACCTTCGACATCATTACCAAATCCTTCTTCCGGAAAACTTGCAAGTACTGTATTAGTATCACCGTCAACGACAAGAGCGTATCTCCAACTTCTAATACCAAAGTTTAGATTGCGCTTTTGTACATTAGCACCAATTTGTGTTGCAAAGTCTGCATTACCATCAGGCAATGATCTAACATTAGTGACACCTTGAGCGTCGAACCATGAGTTCATAACAAACGGATCGTTCACAGAGGTGCAATAGATATTAGTAATACCTGCATCTACAAATTTGCTGAACAGCATTTCATAACCTGGCAGCTGCTGTGAACTGCATGTAGGGGTAAAAGCTCCTGGAAGTCCAAAGATAACAACTTTCTTACCTTTGATCTCTTTTTGTAAATCAATATTTACAAATTCACCAGCAACTCTATCCTTGTAACGAAAAAGAGGGAGGGATTCACCCACAGAAATAAAAGCCATTACTCTGTGCCCTCCTCAGGTCGATCAGGTGTTTCTACTTCCCTTAGTCCAACTAGTTGAGCAATAATGGTTCCTAGAAGAGGATCCTGTTCTTTGTTCAACCAATTTTTAAGGTAGTCTAACTCAAGCTCTTCAAACTGATTGTTGGTTGATAGAACTCTAATGAGTCCATCAATAGCTCCTGCTAGTTGGAAGACAACTTTGTCGACATTTTTAAACTGACTATCAGCCATAATATTCTCCTAATAAAGTTTCGTGTATTATACGATTAAATAATTTTAAGGTCAACGAGCTTCTTGTATAGACGCTCTTGCTCACGGTACGCTTCTTTTTCACACGGCTGTTTGCTGTATGAGAGTTTAGACACATCTTTAGATTTCCACTTACGTCCATCTAAAGACATCTCGCCTCGAAGATATTGTTTTACATGACACCACTCATGTAGCAACGTTTTTATAAAATCACGTTTATTTTGATTAACAAGATCAATAGTAGCCCATTTAATCTTGCCATTGTCAGTTGGGATGATGTCTATTGAGGCATATCCAACAGCAAAATTATCCATCAACTTTCGAGACAGATGTTGTTTAATACTTACAACGGCTTTAAATCGACTGAGCTTATATTCATCAATAACAAACGCACTAATCTTATCAATCAGCTGTTCACGTGACTTAGATAGTTTCCCACCGCGAACACCGGTGACGATAGTTGCAACCATATTACTTCCTCTTGTTAATGATTTGTAGGTATATGTCTTCCCAATCACGAGCTACAAAGTAGTCGTGTTCAAGATTCATATTGTAGCCATGTTCCATCAAAATGGGTTCAAAGTCAACAGCATCTCCTGCATCGCAGTTCTCTAGTTTGTCTTCTACCCATAGACAGCCTCGATACTTCTTGGCTAGTTTGTATAGAGCTTCATCTTTATCAGCTCCTGTATCAAGATAGACAAACTCTTCAAACACATCACCAAATATCTTTTTAAGATTCCTAGTTCTTAGTTCTTGAGCTGCCTTATCATTAGACAGTGAGGTACACACAACAAATCTATAACCGTAGTTATTGTAAAGGAGTCGAACGATTTCTTGCGCGTCCCTCAATGGTGGTAAGAAACCAATAGCGGCAGACTGATTGAACAGCCTTACCCATTTCCTACCTTCTGTCTTGCTGAGACCAAATTGCTCAGCTGCGTTGTAAATGAACTGGTGTCCTTTTACTTTACTAAACCCTTGATGTTCCATCCAGATTTGGAAGGCGTCCTCCCAGTTAAGGAGGACTCCATCTACGTCGGTTACAATTATCTTCTTCTTAGCTATAGACATTAAGCTGCCTCCAGCATTGACATTGGTACATTGTACTTGCCACCTTTCATTTCAACAACACAACGAGTCTTGTTTACTTTGACGATCACTCCAGGAGTACGCTTGGTCTTCTGAATAACAAAACAATCCGCACCTTCTGTCAGAGACAGTTTAGCGTTGCTAGACTTGATTGATTGGATGTTTGAGATTAACGCTGACAGCTCTGTGTTAGAGAAGTTAGCGAGGTTGATTGCTTTAGACATTTCTGCTACTGTTTTCATAATATATTCCTTACTTGATTTAATTTATACAACTATTATCTTACAAATTCGATTTGAAGTCAACAGGCTACTTTCCTTTGTAGCCTAGTTTTCTCATTGCCCCTTTAGGGTGTTCAGCTTTTTGAAGCTCAAGATACTGTTCGACAGTAACATTCTTAACTAAAAAGTTAACCCATGCTTTCCAAGGCTTGTATCCATACTTGAACCTAGCAATGAACTCAGGCTGTGGTAAGCCGATCCATGATGGGTGACATCCAGGTCTTGCAACCTCCATGTTTACTGATTGAGTGTGACGGCCTCTGTACATTAAATACATTCCATCCCACGTGAATTCTTCTTTATTGAATTTTGTCATTTTGTTCTCCTTACTTAACATACAACTATTATACCAAATAGTCGATTTGAAGTCAACAGAAAAACGAAATTAATACCAAATAACTTCCTTAAATTGCTCCCGTGGAAGCCCCCAATACGCCTGTTTCCAGTCTGATTGCGCGAAAAAATCAAGATTTTTCCACTCTTCTTTACGTGATAACATCTGATTTGCGTGAAAATCCCAGTCAACATCCTTAATTCTCGCCTCAACATACTCTTTCATTAAGTAAACTTCATGTATTTCAAAGCTATCCCACTCAAAATGAAGCAATTCGAACACATTTTCTTGTAAATCCGCGTAATCTATACTAATATCTACGCCCCACTTTGGTCTCATAGCGGCTAACTTGTTGAAAATTGGCTGCTTTTGCGCTAAAAATTGTATTTGATCTAGTGCTTCGCCGGCAAATCCGCGTCTCATATACAAATCACAGTGGTTTAGGTGTGGTCCTTCGTTGCTAATCTCTGTTTCCTCCATCCATGGCAGCTTATTTGTATACTTTATACGGTGAGGTTGTGGTTGATAACCGCTCCACATTGCATAACACTGTTCAACAACAGTCATATCATACCCATTTTGATCAAATAATGCAATATCATCTCTAGTAAACTTATCAAGAAGCCAAGAAGGAATAGGAGTTTCCCAATATGGGTCCGGATCGTGTTGGTTATTTGTTATCTTAAGTTGCATCTATCCTTTGCTCTATCTATTACTTTTAAATTACTATATATTGCCCATGATACTACTGCCATTGGAAAGATCATTTCTCTATTTGTAATAGCATCTTCTTCAAATAACATTCCAAATGGAGATAAAAATATTGCCTTATGTAATAATAATCTATCTCTGCGTGGTACTCTTGGCAATAAAGGGTTTCGCTCAATAACACAATCATACTTCATACCTTCTACTGTACTCCACACATCTGCTGCATGCAGTGCATAAAACAATATTTTTACTGAATCGTACGCCGGGTCATTGACATCATACAGTGTAAATGTCGATAAGTTCCTCTTTTCCTTTAACTTTGATGCGATCAATGTGTCTGTAGCTTCTCTTTGAACTGCTTCCAGCAGTGAACTGTGATAGCAACACTCGTACCCCATCATAATTGCGGGTTTGGCCTTCGAGTCTAGCACCGAGGTTGACGGCATCTCCAATGACGGAATAGTCAAATCGAGTGGATGATCCCATGTTTCCGACGATGCAGTCGCCGGTATTGATACCAATACCAACGTCAATGCGAGGTAAACCTTGTTCTTCAAGCTCTTTAATAAGTTCATCTGCTGCTTCACTAATTTCTATTGCTGCATCTACAGCTTTGTCTGCGTGATCTTCACAAGGTAAAGGAGCGTTCCAGAACGCCATTATACAATCTCCCATATACTTGTCAATTGTCCCTCCATTATTTAGGATAATCTCGGTCATACGGCCAAGATACATATTAATTAATTCTACTAGCCCTTCTGGATCATCATTGTTTTTATAATGTTCTGATACTGGAGTAAAGCCACATATGTCCATAAACAAGAATGACATATTCTTTCGCTCGCCACCTAGTTTAAGTAGCGAAGGATCCTTCTGTAATAAATATACCTGACGAGGATCCAAATAAGTACTGAATTGTTTTTTAATTAATTGTTTTTCTTTAAAGGTGATATAGTACTTGTTAAAAGAAGATTGAGCAAATACTAAAAATGCACATAGAGACAATAACGTTACATCGAAGAATAAGATGTCTGACATCCACCAGTAATACGATATGCCAATCGAGGATGCTATTAGGGCCAGAGAAGCTAACCCCGCTAGAGCTGTGGGAGCGACATAAACCACCCCCAAAATTATTAAACCAACTAACACCAAAGACGAGAGCTCGGCTACTGCAATCCAGTCGGGTCGCTGTATTTGAACTCCTGAAAGCAAGGTATGAATTAGATGGCCTTGAACTTGATGGGGATACTGTGCGCCCGTGGGGGTTGGTACTGGATTAGAATATCCTTCTGCCGTTACACCAAAAATTAAAACCTTGCCAGCTGGCAATGGATCTAAAATACTAACCGTTTCAAACTCATTCCAAAATGCAATTGGCAATTGACTAAAACTGTCTGTCGTTATTGGATCCTGTCTACCTATTCTTACCCATTCGATACCATTGGTACCGACTTTCATTTGGTAACTTGGTTCTCCTGTGTACACTCTAGCGGTATCAAGGGCAAGTGAAGGGTACTGTACTCCATTTGCATTAATAACAAGAGGCGCTCTTCGCACGACTCCGGTAGGTTGATCAGGAATAGCAACGGTAGCACCAACGCCGAAAGCAGCATAGCTAAGCAGATCAATGGGATAAAGTAGACCTGGAAATTTAAAGGTCCATTGTTCATTTTGTTCTCCAAATGTTGATACACCAACAAAGTTTCCAACGCCATCACTTAATTGTGTTGTTGGAGCAGAAGATAACACAACAGCTTTGTTTAAAAATGCTTGTGATAATTCCTTATCTTTTCCAAACCTATCTGGTTCAGAATAAACAATGTTCATTACATATAAACTATCGGCCGGTCCATTGTTAATGTATTTTGCAATTATATCTCTAGGCCAAGGATATTGGCCCTCCTTTTGTATTGCCTTTTCATCTATGTTGACTAATACAATATTATCTACAAGCTCCTTTTCTTTTTCTCCTTGTAAGAAGTCGTAGTAAGAATAGGTAATGCTTTGAAAGAAATCTGGTTTAGTTATTTGCAGTGAAGCAAACAAGGTGATTGTAATTAATACTATCCACCACTTTGTTAACCATTTCATTATTGACCCTGCATCACCGTTGTGCTACATCCACCAACTGTATAACAGTCGACTGATAATGAATATGTTTGTGTAGTTGTTCCTTGTTGTAATAGATTGAGTATAGTAGATTCTGAACCTGACAATGTGATGTTTGCAGTATGATTAGCACCATTGCCCTTTTGTGTTAGAGTGATGTCATTGCCATCACTATATGTTGTTAGGTCGATTGTCTTTGCGCCGTCTTGTTGTTGTCGTATCCAAATATCATTGCTGTCACTAAAAATAAGACTATTAAATGTATGACCGCTAGTGCTTCCTTGGTTTGTTTGATGTCCTTGTAAATGATTGTTATTACCGTGGATGTCTAATCTTGCATAGTGATCGCCACCTTCTTCACCGTCATAGGAGTAGGTACTGCTTGTTGCATTGTCCCATGCAACACCTTGACCCCAACGAATAGTGTTTCCGCCACCATCTAAGTGCCACAATTCTATAACATTATTTGTAGTCGTCTCATTTTGTTGAATGAGTGTAAGAGTTATATTTGCACCATTGACATAAGAATATGCGTCATACATTTTGATGACATTGTTTGAACCAAATTGATTGATTGTGAGATTAAAGTTATCTCCACCAGTTTGGTCAATAGTAATTTCATTATCAGCAAATGCTAATGGGGCGATCAAAAACACAAATGGTGCCCATGGTCTTATCCAATATTTAAAAAATAAACGTTTAATGTTCTTCCAATTCATTGTGCTTGTGTAATAACAACTATAGAGTCGTCTCCTCCATTTAGGTATATAGAACCACTGTAACCTTCAACAGACGTATCTACTCGTACAGACGACGACATGGCAAATTCTAATCTTATTTTACCATTTACATCTCTGAAAAAAACTACATCGCCATCTTGTTCAAATATGTTGTATTGTGAGTCACTGTTAAAACCTACTTGTGCGTTTCTTAGTTTAAACGTTCCATCTTTTGACTCTAAAGCTGATCCGTCCAACGTTGCTGTAGTTCGAACTAGCTCATCTATAATATCTAATATATCAGATAAGAAGTCAACATTAAGTGCATCTATATCTCTGTCTCTTA